TCCCCCAGGAGTTTGATTCATCGGGAGTCACGGTGAGGGCAGACTGGACACCAGAAGTTCGTGAGGGCGATTTCATCGAATACAACTTCTCGATTGAGCCGTTCTCGATGATGTACAAATCGCCGTCTGAACGAATACAGGGAATCAACAACTTCGTCACACAGATTGCACTGCCGATGGAAGGCATGATGCAGCAGTACGGCGGCACGATAGACATTCAGGAACTGGTGGAGCTTTATGCAGAACTCATGGATCTGCCACGACTGAAACAGATTGTGAAGTTTGAGGAGCCGAAGGAAGACCGACCCGGCCCAACTCCACAACAACCGGCACAGGCAAGCCACACAGTTCGTGAATCCGTTCGTAAGAGCGTACCAACCGGTGGCACTGAACAATCTCGCAGCAACGTGATGCAGCAGATTTTGCAAGGGGGACAACCAAACCAACAACAGATGGCACAGATGGGACGGGAGAAAGCAGTTGGCTAATCAGTTTTTATGGAAAGATCCTGATGGGGTGAATCGTTGGCACGATCATCGACAGCCCCGCAAAAGTTTCAAGAACGAATCAAGCAAGTGTGGAACCAACGCATGGAGTACCGGACTGGTAAGCGATGCGTGTGGTGTTCACCCGGAACAAGTCAAAGAGTTCCAGAGGGACGCACAGTCCCACGGATTTACAGGAGTTGAGTTCACGAAGGGTGGTGAATGTGTTTTTACCAGCAGGCGTGAACGCGCACGTTATTTAAGACACCGTGGTTTACATGACCGCAGTGGCGGATACGGAGATTGAGATGCCAGAAGAACAAGAAACACAGTCAGAAGAAATAGCTTTGACTGAAGACGACCTGAATGTGATCGATGAATTGGAATCCGATTCAGACGAGACAGAACAGGAAGTAACCGAATCAACGGAGACTGCCGAGGTTGAAGCAGTCGCCGACGAAACCCAAAGTAGTGATGACAGTTCCACTACAGAGGAACCAGGGGGTCAGACGTTTAATCCTGACCTCACCGCCCGTGCAACGCAATACGGACTTGATCCGTCTGGATTTGCGAGTGAACAGGCATTGCAGCATGTTGTCCAACAGTTCGACCAAGGGAATGCACAACTCTCCCAGTGGAATAACTGGTATGCCGGACAACAGCGGCAACAAACCGAGGCACAACCACCTCAAGCACCCCAGTTTCGTGTGGATCTGGGGGAGGATTACGACGAGGGATTAAAGTCAGCGATAAATCAGATGGCTGCTCAAATGCAGTACCACTATGACAATCAGCTGAACGTAGTCGCTCAGAGCATCCTAGACCAGCAGAACGCTATTCAGTATCAACAGCAGTATGTTTCTCTTGCTGAAAATCAGCAACACCAACAGCACGCTGCCAGTGAACTGGAGCAATTCAATTCTGCTGTGAATCGCTTAAGTAACGAAGCGTTGTTTGGCGACCAGCCTTACGAATCACTCGACGCTGAATCAACCGAGGCTCAGAACATGGAGTCGCTTTATGAGCGGATGATTGTGTTGGCTAACGGTTATCACGCATCGAATCGAGAAGTCCCTTCTGTGGACGACCTCGTAAAGCAGGCGTATCACGCAACCTTCGCTGACGAAATTAATAACCAAAGCCGAAACAGCTTCAACGCCCGCATGAAGTCGAATGGTCGTCGAAGACTGGGTGGTGGTGGAACCACTGCTGCCAAGACGGAACTTGCTGGAGATGCCGATGAGGCAGTCAACAGCGAAATCCTGAAGGACTTCTATGACACTGCAATTGCGGATAACGGAAGTTGATGAGGTTTGACATATAGGAGGGCATAATCATGCCTTTATTACCTGATCAGCTAGATGACTTTACCACGCTGACTCTTGATAACTTCAAGAAGAAAAGCTGGGTGGATTTGTCATTGAGCAATCAACACCATGTGTTTGCCAGCAAGTTTTTGTCTGGTAAAACACGCACGCCCTTTCAGGGTGGTGGAAATCTCTCGTGGCGTATTCAAACTACGAATACCGGCACGGCGAAGTTTTCCGAACTGTATAGTGTCGATGCGACCGCCGTCAAAGATTTGATGACGACCGCAAAAGCACCGTTTTGTAAAGCGACTGTCAATTTCAGCTACGACGTTGATGAAGATAGTTTTCAATCTGATCGTGAAACGATTATTCGAGAGATTGACATCCGTCGTCACTCGGCGTTTAACGATTACTTTGAATTGATGGAAGAGGCCTTGTGGACTGCTCCATCGTCAAGCACCGAAAGTCCACGGACTCCCTTTGGGATTCCATTCTGGATTCAGAAGTCGACAACGACTCCTGGCGGTGGTTTCACTGGTGGAGATCCATCTGGATTCTCTGATGGTGCTGCTGGTGTCGCCACCGGCACTGTAGCCAACTGGAAGAACTGGAGTGGAAATTACACTTCCGTATCTCGTGACGACCTTGTTGCGAAACTGCGAAAGGCCATGGCTCACTGCCATTTCAAATCACCAAATCAGTTCGCTGAACTGGGTGGTGGAAAAGGTGAGTCAGACTGGGCGTTTTACACCACGTACTCCGTGTTGGAAGATCTTGAAAAGCTGCTTGAATCTCGCAACGACAACCTTGGGGTTGATCTGGCGAAATATGCTGGCAGTGTTGTAATCAAAGGAAGTCCTGTTATCTGGGTTCCCTATCTTGATGCCAACGACAGTTCTAACCCCATTTACGGTGTGAACCACAAGACCCTTCAGTATCACTACAAGAAGGGCCGAGACATGCTCTGGCATCCGCCGCAACAAGCGGCTCGCCAGCACACGACTCGTGAAGTCCACATGGATTCATGGGGTAACTTCATCTGTCTTAACCGCCGACTCAACTTTGTGTTGTACGTGGCCTAACTGGAAAGGATTTAGTGACATGAGTGATCTATTTACTAGACCGCAACTTAAAGCTGCGTCCCTTCGTCGGGGCCTCAGTCCGACACTCTGGAACCAAGCTCCACTGGCACAAATTAGTGTTGGTGGACTGGATCAAGGGTTCGGTTTTATTGACGACTTCTTTGCGTTTGACGACGCTAGTTATCGCTGGGTATTAACTCAGGATTCAGCCGGTACTGTCGCTATGGACGCTGCTGCCAAGGGTGGTGTTGTATTGTTGGACTCCAACAGTACGACAAACAACCAAGGCATCCAGATCCAAATGGGCGGTGCTGCTGGTGCTGCGAGTTTCATTCCGAATGCCAATGCGAACATTTACTTTGAAGCCAGAGTAAAAATCGCAGACATCGGAACTTCTGGTAGCGCTACCGGCAACCTTGTTGTCGGACTTGCTGCTGTTGATACCACTGTGCTTGCATCAGGTGCAAACTCAACTGCAAATCATATTTGCTTTGAGCATCTTGATGACGACAGCGAAGTGGATTTCCACAGCGAAAAAGCTGGGAGTCGAGATTCATCTACAGGGCTTCATACGCTCGTGGATGATGATTACGTGAAATTGGGTTTTCTTGTCAAAGGTTTGACATCAATCACACCTTTTGTGAACGGTGTTGCCAAAACGGCACATACGACCCAAATTCCAATCGTTGCAATGACACCGACGTTTGTTTGTCATTCTGCTGGAACAACTGATCCGATCCTTCATGTGGACTGGGTTGCTTGTTACCAGGAGGAAAACATCGCTAACTAGGATTTGTCTCCTGTGCGCGGCTCAGGTGGGCGGGCTTCGGCCTGCCTGCCTGGGCTTTGTGCAGGGCTTTTTAAACAGGAATACGCACATGGACCATTTAAAACGTGAGCTTCTTGAAGCCACATTCGACCAATTAACTGAATCACAACACACCGTGCTTGATAAGGCACATAAGCTGTTTCACCTTAAACACAGCGGCCCTTTGCCGTATGCCGTTCAGGTGGCCATTGCTGTGTTGGTGGATCACATCGATAACGCCAAACCCAGATACCAACTGAAAGTGCCAAAGAAAGAAGTCGCTAAATGAGTTTCGTTCGAGCAGAAGCAGTTACCGGGTTTACATTCGGGCTTGTCAACAAAACCACAGGTGCAGCCCTTACGGGTGCAGCAGCGGGTGTTGGGAAGTACATCACCAAAGATGGTGGTACGCAGGCTTCGATTGCTGGCTCGATTGCCGAAGAAGGCAACGGGCAATACAGCGTTGACCTGACTGCTGCTGAAATGACGGCAGCCGTTGTCGGTCTGCTCTTTACCCATGCCGATGCTATCCCCGTCCAGTTTACGATCCGTACCATCGGATCACCGGCTGACACCAGTACTGAATCAACGCTCTCAGTGACGCTGACAAGCCTCCGCAAGGAACTTGGTTGGTTCTGGCTTGGTGAACGAACAGCGGCAAACTGGACGGCTGACGAAATCACACAGCTCGATGATATGATTGCCAGCGGTTTGCGGCAGTTCTATCACCCGCCTCCAACTCAGAACACACCCAAAGGCCACAAGTGGTCTTTTATGGAACCAACCACAACACTTTCGACGGTTGCTGGTACAGCTGATTACACGTTAAGTGCAAACTTCGGTGGCCTGATCGGCTCGATGACTTACTCAGTGGACGACAACCGCTGGTTCCCCATCGACATTACAGGCGAACACAGAATCCGAACTTTGCGACAACGTGACTACACAACTGTTACCAGCGATCCCAAGTTAGCCGCCGTCAGGCCTATAAGCAGTAGCGGGTCCAATGGACAGCGATTTCAGTTAATGCTGTACCCTTCTCCGGACAAGGCGTACACACTTTCATATCGCTATCACGCACTGCCAATACAACTGACGGCGGCAAACCCATACCCGTTAGGAGGTGAAGCTCACGCTGAAACCATCCTTGAGTCCTGCCTGGCGATAGCAGAGAGCCGAATGGACAACAATGCGGGAATTCACGCCGCAGCATTTCAACAACGACTTGCTGCCTCCATTGCCTTTGACACGCTGATGAACACTCCCGAACACATGGGATACAACGGCGATGGCTCTGATGGTGGTGCGTGGTCAGAGCAGGCAAACAGGTACATGAATGGCGACATCGTTAAGTACAACGGGTCATTTTACACAGACGTTAATCCGTAGAGGAATCAAATGTATTCAACCCCACAAAATGAAGTGTTGTCGAGCATCACCGTTAGTGATGA